TACTTTTTTCTTTCCATCTTCAGAATAAGCGTTTGCATTCTCCAATCCTAAATATTTATTTATGTATGTAGATTGTTGATCTAGAGACAGATACGACTGCGGGTAATGTCCATGATCATCGTAGTACATTTTCTCATACTCGTTGATCGCTTCTTTCTCATACTCAAATGCTAACTCATTATCACCAGCAGCTATTGCTTGATCTCGCTTAGTTGCAAGTTCTTGCATTAGAATATTGTTACTATAGTAATCAAAAGGATCTTTATCAATTTTCTCTTTTTTTAGCCTACGACCTTCTTTTATCCACTCTTTTGTGGCAGAACGATCCGTTCCAAACTGCTGAAATATTTCAGAGTCTGTTTTCCCCTCTTTAGTAAAATCTTTAAATACGGATTTTTTATCTGCTGATTTAAGAGCAGTCCGTAATGTATTCACTTCATTCTTATTGAAGTATTTAAAAGCTTCTTCCCCGGATATTATTTCTCTTACCGCTGGTGGTAATTCTTCGATATTCTCATCATTATAGGCATTTACTGTAGCCCTAATTGAGTCTTTAGTATCTCTTATCTCTTTTGAAACCCTTGAGGATTTACTGGTATTTGCTTTTTGTATAATAGAGGATAACCCTTCAGCAGTTAGCTTGTCGGTTACTTCCTTTTGCTTAATTGCTTCTAGTGCTAAATCTGGATTAGTTTCTGCAAAGTGAGTTAAAACCGCATCCATGTTTCTCATACGGTATTTCTCATATTCCAACTGGACAGCTTTATTTCCAGTAAAAGGATTACCGTTAATTGAGCCTTGTAAATTATTATCGTATTCCTTTAAGGACACCATCAAGTCACCTACATTAGTAGGGTTTTCCAGTATGATCTTTTTTAGCCCAATGTCTGCAGAACGTTTGATCTCTTGGTCTGACTCTGCAATTAATGCCTTATATTGGTGATTCATTGAAGAAATATCATTCTTCGTAGAACCAGCATCAAAATAGGAATATACTTGGTCTTTTAATCTCCGGGGAACATTCTTGCTTAGGTATCCCTCTTTAAAGTCTTTTTGTAATTGCTTATTTAGATTGTATTGTTCGGTTTGCGGGTTGTTCTTGGCCTTGGCTTCTACACCCCCGAAGAATTCATCTATTTCATTTTTATACCTAGCTAGTTCCGTCTTGTCTTTCTTTTCTTGAATATCAAGACCAATAGTAGCAACAACATTACCAATTTGCTTATAGCTTTTTGCTAATGCTAAATCACCAGTTGGATCATATAAATGAGATACGTCCATCTGAGATGTTTGTAATCCCGGTGATCTTTTAGTTGTCTGTAGGTTGTAGTCTTTAGTAGCTTGACCAACGACCTTACTCAATTGATTAGAACTTTGTGCTGTTGGTATCTTAGCCATTATGTTTCCTCTCCTTTTTCACCGCCACCGAATTGACCAGACATTGCATATGCACTACCAGCCAAATCGCTACCAGTAGATAATAAATCGCTTCTAGCTTGTGCCTTGTAACTAGATGCAGATGCCTCACCTTTCATCATTACAAGTTGAGCTTCCTTCTTTAAATTCTCCGAGTTAATAGCTGCAAGTCTTAGTTCTTCTTTCCTTTGTTGGTCTAAATTCCATGCATCCATACTTCCTTTTTCGGCAATATTGGTTGCTTCCGACTTATGATAATCTGACTCTCGGAGTCCATTTGAAATTGTAATTAAAGCGGTTAGGTTATTCTCTAGCTCTGTGTCTCGCATTACATCATATGCAGAACCACCTAGATCAACACCTGATGTGCCCGAGTAAGCAACCGTTTGAGTTGCTGCCATTCTTTTAGCTTGGGTCCAGATTCTTTCTGCTTCAAGCTCTGTTGATTGCTCTATTTGCTCGGCAGTTTTTAGTGCTGTAAGTTCATTGTATGCCGTAGCTCTTCGAATTGCATCTACATTATACAGAGCAATATCTGAATTTATCCTAGCGGTTTCTAGTACTTCTTTTGCGTTTCCCTCTAAAATTGTAGCATTAAAACGAGCTGCCCTCATTGTCTGGACAGCCATTTTCTTTTTGGCTTTAGATGACTTCATACCTCCGAAGAAGTCCATTGTCATCTTAGACCCTATTGCAATTGTCGCAGCCCAACTCATTGTTTAAATCCTCCCATTAAAAGTTCTAAATCTTCAGAAGTAACTGCCGGGTCACTAAAGTCCTTACATATTAACTCTTCCTCTATTTCGTCTAAATCTGTTTTGTCTGTTCTTTGAACAGTAACAAATTTACATTCTGTATGTGTATAAATTATTCTTTTGGTTCCCGGTGATGTTATTCCGTAACTTGGTCCCTCTAGGTGCTCTACTCCATTTTCTGTAACAATGCTCATCTTTCCATATAATAAGAAAAATGGGTGTTTTTGCTTATGTATTTTAGTTACAAGGAGTTGATTTTTAGGATTAATTATCTCACGAATATACATACCATCTGCAAACGAGTGTTTTAATGGATTGTATTCGTCTACGATTTCACCTGAATGCATGGATCCATTCTTGAGGCACTCTTCCTGAAACTTAGCAACATTCTCTCGATATTCTCTTCTTCTTTTCAATTCTTGCGTAGCTTCCCACGCTTCATCAAAAGTAAAAGTGTGCTTTAAGCCAAAGTACTCAGTCATTCTTACAAACTGCTCTCTTGCTTCCTCCTTGGTAATAGGATTCTCAACTATTTGTTTATCAATATCTTCCATTGTCATACTCATGTTCCAACCTCCATTTCAACTAGTGCGTATAATATATTTAACGGAAGTGGGTAATCTGAAGCAAGATAGTATTCATTCCTTCGATCCCAATTAGAAACACCCAATAGTTCTACATCTTCAGAGACCATATTCTCTGGAACATCGGTTTCGTCTTGTGGTTTACGAAATGGAATATCCCTTAAGTCTAGTGGATTATTTCCATGTTTTATACCAACTGAGTTATCAATTCTAACCAAAAGTCTATTGATACTTCTTTTAGCGGAGAAGGTGGATCCTGATTTCGTCTGTATTTCGAATGGTAAAAACTTTAATCTACTCTCATATTTAAATCCAACCTTTAAAGTAGTGGTTGAATCATCAAGAGTAATTTGTCCATTTGTAACTGTTAATGGTTGCTGGACCCCATTATCTGCAAATGCTTGAACTTCTTCACCCTCTAGGTGCCATAAGTTTCCAAATGTTGTTGCTGCTACTCCTGAGTATGTAATTGATGAATCAACGAATACGGCTTCATCGTAGTCCTGATTATGGGATGGGTTATGCTCTACGTTAAAGTATTCAACAAAACGTCTTGTAGCCCCATTTATGGTCCTTTTAACGGTAATATAAACGAGATCTTCTCTTAAGTCGCTACTTGCTACTGCTGTTACTGATTCAATAACTCCATTAATAATCCGATCTAAAGTTCCACTTCCCCAAGTTGGATTAATATTTGTAGCAATAAACTCAGTTCCAATTTCATTATCTGCTGCACCTACTTCTGTAAAGTCTGCGCCGCCAATATTATTAGTAATGCGATACCTATCGCCAACATTAACATATCCGCTTGATAGGGATTCGGCAACATAAGTCCCTCCCGATTGATGTTTATGGAATCCTACTACGTTTTGAACTCTGTCGTATAGCATTCCAATTAAGGTTCCATTATCCAATACATACCAAACGTTCCCATCCGGGAATTGTTGCCATGCTGTGTCTACGACTTTTGTGCCATTCTTGAATAGATGTTCTGCTATATTTGACAACTCTGATGATTCAAACGATTGAATATCAAAATTATATGACAGATCCATTATTTGCCTACCTGTTCTTGCTGTATATAGAACTGTGCTATTTACAAGAACTGGCGGTATTAAATTAGATCCTACACCATTTTGTTTCTTAACTCTGACATTAGTTGGAGTCAATGAACCACCGGAAGCTGTCGCTAAGTGTGGCCCACCAACTGTTCCAATAAATAAACCGACTCCTGATTCAAGCCAAGTGATTGCATCGAAATCCTTTGATGATAACTCAAAGTTGATTCCATTATTATCAAGCACTGTTAAATCTGGTTCTGTTGGATCAAACCTTGGGTAGTCATCTGGTTTAGAAGTCCACCATCTTTGTTGATCGGTGTCGGTGTAACCAAATACTAATCTATTCTCGTGAAATGTTATTGCTCTAGGCCATCCTGTTGTATCCGAGAAAGCTCCTAGCCTCCATTCTGAAGTTGCAGTAGTTCCACCGAAATCGCTCGATATGGACACTGTAACCTCTGTTGAGCTAGTGAATGCTGTAATGGTTCCCCAGCCCCTTGTGCCTCCCACTGTAGGGCTTATTAAGCGATCTACGTCTGTAGATTGAAATAGAGAAGCACTTGCCGTTACTGTTACACTCCCGGTAGTTCCTGAAGCGGTAAGAGTTATAGCTGTATCATTGATTGCCTGATAGGGACCATCCTTAGTGTAAAACCTTTCGATTGTCCATTGAGCATCGCTTTGCCTAGTTAATAGCTGCGGTGGGTTTGCACCGTCAACGATATATAAATTATCAGCCCTTTGAGCGAATGTTAATTTTTCTAGCCTAGTCTCGTCATATATGTGCGAGAATACTATGTGTTTGAACGTAGCACCACCAGAAGTGTAAGCTCCGAAAGCACTGGCATCGATAAGGTTCCCATCAACATCACTTAGTTTTATTAAATTGGTTCCAACGGATGCTGCCTTGTATGTTCTTCCGTTTAACTCAATTGCTCCAAGGGAATCAAATATATCAATATAGTCCCCGGCAGTATAGGTATGTGATGCGATTGAAACCGTAAGTGGATTTAATACCGGAGTTCCATAGATGGACAACTCTGCTTCGTATAGTGGGCTTTGATTAAAAGTTGGTCTTGCAATAAATCTATTCCACTCGATGGCATAAGTATTTTCCGTATTTACCTTAAAGTCCTCAATTCTGGACTTATATAAATTACTTAGTTGCTCAACAATAAGCAATGACCCGGAACGTCTATAGCAACCTCCATTTTTTCGCAAAAAGAAGTTATTCATTTCGGCTACACCGTTATCGTGCTGCTTTACATCAGCTCGTCCATGAAGTCTAGGGCTTAATTCTCCGCTTGAGAAATTATTCTTTGCAACTCTTATAGCCATGATTATGGAACTAGATTAGTATAGTCGTGATTTCGTGAATCTACATATTGTGAGTGTATTCTGGAATAACCATGCCTTGCAGACATTAATCTGTCGGGCTTAACCATTTGTTTATCGTTCTCGTTAAAGTCCTCTTTCTTTGCTTGCTGCATTGCTCTTTGAAACTTTGATTCAATCATTTGCACGATCTTATCGTCTCGAGTGACTTTAAACGCTAAGTCTTTTGCTATGTAGTAGCCTAATGCTTCTGCAAATAGATGGTCAACTATTCCTAGTGCAGTAGGGGTATGGATGTATTTAAGATAAATGACATTATAGTCAGATAGTATCTTACTTCCCTGTGGCTCATACTTTAATAAATTCAGTTGTTCGTCTTTTACGCTAAGTATCTTTATTAGATCACTTGGCAAAACGAACTGATAATCCCAATCGAACTCTGGACTATCTGTTAATGGGCTTAATATAACACGCTTTGTTAGGCACGTCCATTCGTGCATACGTGCTACAGCCCCAAGGCAATAATCAAATCTATTGTTTGCTAAAATTGCAAAATCA